GTACTAGTCTCTTTTTCGAGCCTAGCCAGTACACTTTTGAAATCAACCAAGTGTGATTTTTTATAGTTTTTATCTGAATACATATTTATCTCTTAAAGTCCTCTATATTTATATCTTGCGACAGGTCTGACATGCCTGCCATCAGGCACCAACATCTATTCCCAGCCTCGCCTATACACTCTGAGTGCTCACGCATTACAGAAATTCTCCTTGCCACACGATGGACAATTTTCATATTCTACGGGATATGTTACATAACAATCCTTACAAAGTACTGCATCTATATTAACCAATTCTATTGACACCATTCCATTATATTGTATCCTTTATCCTAAACCCTTTTTTAAAGCCAAGTTCACCATCTGATGTATTAATATTATTTTTGATTAACACATCTTCATCTGCCTCACTTTTTGGAAGATCACCATTAGACTTGTCCAAAGCATCAATTCCATCTTTAGTAGAATTAGCTCCTTCCCTTTTTTTCATATTTGGTTCTAGGGAATCTAGCATTATACTTCCTTGGATTCTAATTAGACACTTGCCTAGTTTGTTGAATGAATGGTCTCCTATTGTATCGTTACATGCTATACATGTCATTCTTTTAATTTGTTTACTTCCAATCACCATACTTCTATATTGTTAATGACACATATAAATCTTGCTTCATTTTAGTAGAACTCATCTTTGGTCTAAATTTACAACAGGGACATTTCTCATCTATTAATAATTTTACATTAAACCAAGAGTCACATCTCTTACATAAACAATGAGTCTTGTATGGAGAACCAAACGGTTTTCCTGATTTTAGCATATCACATATACCTTTACAACCTTTCATATTATAATAGTTATATATGGGTTATATAAACCTTTCTGCTTCATACTCTTCCATTTTATATTGCCTTGGTTTTTTGGGTGTACTTGGACGAGCAAAATACCAAAGTCCTATTATACCTAACGGTATTAAAATTACCGTGCCCAGACAAAACAAAGACAAAAAGAATAATAAAATCTTTGACATAATCACATATGCCTTTTTCATAATATAAATCTTTCTAATCTTCGATTGAAAATCAAAAAGGAGAAGAAGGTGATGTCAAGTCTCTTCACAACATACGAAATAGGATGGAGACCTAAACATACTTGTTGGTGAATCTTACGTGTTCACCAAACCACGACCTGTGGCAACGGGTTATTAACCATATATGTTACGTGAGCGTTATATAAAAGTCTTACTAAAATTAGGTGGTGAGGGAATAGGTTAAGAGGGCTACCGTTTTAGGGTAATCCCTGACACCTATTATAGTATAATCTGTTACCTATATAAACTTTTAACCTTAATCCCAATATCCCTTTTTGCTTCGCATTGGGATGACTCGGTTAGTCGGACGGAGGTTCGTCCTCTACATTACTTTTAATTTTATCCTCGCATAGAAACGACAGTTTCCAGAATGTCTTTTTATCCTGCATGTCCAATGCTTCAGGAGTTGTGCCAAAACATAATTCAAACCATCGTATAACTGTCTTATAATCAACTAATTCAAAATCAACCATAAGCATTTAAATACTACATCACTAATAAATTTTCAATAAAGGTAATCTTTATATGAAGTATTATATATTGACTTATATGACCAAGGACAAGACAGAGGCTATTAAGGAAGATACTCCCACTGTTGTGATAAAAGAAATAGCCAAAACCTGTTCTTGTAATGAATCTATAGGCAGAGATATTAGATGTAGTGATCATGGTGATCCTGACAAAATTTGACACGTTACGTTAATTTCCGTCAATAGACAGTAAGTTTATTAACTATTATATTCTCATTATATTATGGGTATTCGTTCTAGGTTAACTTCTATAGGTAAAAGTTTAACTTTTACTAACAAAGGATATACAGAATCTACTACAAGACCATCTATTGCCCAGCCATACATGGCTACCGACACAGGTGCCAAACTACCAATTTTCCCATTCCCACTTATAATGATTTATGAGTTGGCAGATAATATTGATGCTTTACGTATTCCTATTGAGACCTTGAACAGAGAGATGTTTAAGAACGGATGGGAGATAAAACAACGATTCAAATACAAATGTAATAACTGTTCTAAAGAATTCAAATATGCTCCTAATATTACAGTAGAAGGTGAATCTAAAGACCTTGACGAAAAAGTACAATGTGATTCCTGTCAAAGTTATGACTTGAGAAGTCCTGTACCTGAACATAGAAAAATTTTAGAAAATTTAATCAACAATCCAGTTAATGGAAACACTCAAAACTTGGAAGATGTTGCTAGACAATTAGAAAGAGATTTGGAAATTGCAGATAATGCTTACTTGCTTATGTTAAAGAATTATTTTATTGATGATGTTACTGGTGAGATTGATGTGGCAAAAACTGAGATTAAAGAACTGTTAAGAATTGATCCACCTCAGGTAGCCATGATTGCTGACTCTGATGGAAGAATTGGTTATGATGATAAGAGACAGAAAATATATGTTTGCCCTAGATTTGAGCACAGAGATGCAAGACTGTATACTGATAGATGTTCTAAATGTAATGCAAAGGCATTAAAGGCAATACTTGAAGTTAATTCCGTTTATTCCATAGGTGTACCACATCCTAAGAGAGTAATTTATGCCGAAGGTGAAGTAATATGGAAAGCAGGAAAATACAGACCAGCCTTGATTTACGGATTTTCCCCTATATTTGCAGTGTGGAGTAAGGCTATGGCTTTGTCTCACATGGATGAATATGTAAGAAAATACTTTGACAAGATGAGACCACCAAGAGGATTACTTGTAGTTGCCTCCCGTAACTATGAGACATTCAGAAAGTCATGGGATGCACTTGAACAAAAGGCTACAGAAGACCCATACATGATACACCCACTTATGGTTGAATCTGATAAGGGTGGACAGAACATGGCACAATGGCTAGACTTTACTGGAACATTACAAGAGTTACAATTCATTGAAGTAAGAAAAGAACTAAGACAAATCATTGGAGCTGTCTATGGTGTGTTGCCATTGTACTATGGAGAGATGGTAGGTGGATGGTCACAAGAGGGATTACAAGTTACCATTACAAACAGAGCTGTCAAATGGGGACAAGATATATTATTCAAATCATTCTTTAAGAAATTTACAGAACTCATGGGTGTAGACGATTGGGATCTCAGACTTGAAGCAGGAGAAGAAAATGACAAACTCTCAGAACTTCAAAGAGATGGAGTTGAAATTGAAAACATGGCAATGTTACAACAAATGGGATTTGATGTAGAGAGAACTGCTGAAGGTGACTTTAAGACTAATCAAATACCAAAACCTGTGGACGAATTACAAATGGGTAGAGGTAGAGGTACTGCTGCACCAGAAGAGAACAGACAAAACTTTGCAGGACAGCCATTACAAACAAGACCATCTGATGATGGAGGTGTTTCACAAGGATCTCCAAGTTCTGGAGCAGGAACTTCTCTCTCTCAGAAGAATTTCCAAACAGGGATTACACCAGACAACTTTAATGTGGTAAAGAAAACATTACAATCAGCAATAGACTTTAACTGGAACAAGACCAAAACAGTTGAACAGTTAAGAAAATCTACAAGAATGACAGTAAGAGAATGTCGCAACATAGTAAAGAACGAGTTTGCAGATATGAAAAGGTGGGAAGATGACGAAGAGACATCATAAATGTGATGACGAGTCATGTTCAGTACACAAGGCATTGACTGATGATGTTAAAAAGAAACTTGCATTAAAAAAACAAAAACCTAAAGTTAAAAAAACAAAAACCCCAATAATAACAGATGTGTATAGTGCAGACTATTCAGTAATTGATGAGACTATAGAGAATATTAAAATTACAAGTAGAAAGATTTGTCAAGACCCATATTCATCTAATAACGTTTACATGATACTTCAAGAGGCATTAAAGAAAGTTATATTAGCAGACAAATAATGGCTACTAAACTTGACCTGAACTCAGGTGGAACAGACATTGGTAAGAAAGTTATTGATATTCATCAAAAGAATGAATACACTCATGTAAACAATTACAAGGAAGGTATTTGTTTCGGATGTTTTGGGAATAATGTAGTAGGTGCATTGGTTGCAGATATATGTGGAGACTGTGCTGGAAAGAAGGGTAGAGAGCCGTTATTAGTATCAATTAAACCTATTTACTATGGAATGTGTCATTTCTGTGGAATATACAAATTCAATATGGAACAGGTAAACTGTAGGCTTTGTCAAAAATGTCACAGAAAGACTGCGAACCATATGAAAGAGTATAACAAAGTGGGTGGCATGCATGGTGCAGATCCGTTCTGGAAATCAATGAGAAGAAAACACGGAAAGGATTGGAAGCAGATAATGACTAACGGCACAAAATCATACAGACAATAATTATTGTTTTAATATAAATATTATTCTATCCCTTTCAAAGTCATAATATCTATGATCATAATCAATTATCTTGTTCTCGTTTCTATATACGGCATCAAGATATCTGTCAACCTTCCATCTCAATAATGGTTTTCTAAGGAATCTTGGATTAAATTCCAACTGCATTTTTTTTCTATTGAATTTTATTTTCTCATATTTTATTAATTCAGTACCTTCATTTTCATGTTCACCAAGTTTACCATTCCTAAAATGAACTAGTGATTTATTTATGTATGGTCTCTCCTTCTGGTCATTTGTATTGGTAACAATGTATAACTTACTCTTGTCTTGTACATACATGTCAATTATTTTTATTCTTCTCATTTTATCTTTTGTGTATCCTTTGTAAAAATGATCAAACGTCTTCATGTCATCAAAGATATATATTGCTGAAGCCATGTATGAATTAAGTAATCCTTATTAATAAACAAAGCGTTGTCCATATATGGCTGATTCAACTGTATTAGATGGACTCTGTGTTTGTGGAGGAAAAAAATACAAATATGTTGGTTTTAAAATGGCAGTAGAGATATGTTATAAATGTGGAAAATTTGATTGTAAAACAGAAATTAGGGATGATGATTTTATAGATTTTATAGAACATAACTCTGAAATTATACCTCACCTTATAGAAACTGGTTATTTAATCAAAGCGTAATGAAAATATATAAGTAAGTTTATATAACGATCTATATGGAGATGTTTACATCTGTATTTGAACCTTTGATTGTAGCAGCATTAATAATTGTGGGTGGAGGGTTATTCACATTTTTCAGGAAAATGAGTGCAACTCAAAAGGATTTATGTGAAACAGTTAAACAATTACGAAAAACTTTAATTATTTTAGCTAAAGCAGTAGATAGACAGTCAAACAGGCTACATCCAGACGAGAATTCAGAATTAAATGATCTAGTCAAGGAATTATTAAGAGAAAACAAGTAACCTTATATACGATAAAATAATGAAAAATATATGGTCGACCCATTATTAGTAGTAGTAGCAGCAACAGTAGCAGGTGCAGTATTAAACACCGTAAGAGGATTTCTAGGTTCTGAAGAACCTTATGACATCAAAAAATTCTTTGGTGCAGTGATTGTCTCTGGTTTTGCTGGTTTGGCTATTGCACAAACTATAGGTCTGTCAGGATTAGATCCATTAGGTCTAGCATTGATAGGTCTTACAGCAGGTTTCACAGTAGACTATGCTGTATCAAAAGCAAAGAAACAGATTGCAGAATAAATCTGCACTTTGCACCTTTTTTTATTTATATGCTCCATGATAATCTTTATTAATATGGAAGCAATGTTTTATATATGGGAGAAGTAATCCAATTTAACCAACTTAATACATCTCTAAAGAGTATGCAGTCAATCAGTTCTGATGAGAGATATTTTGAAGGATTATTAACCGTTCAAATGAAAGATAAACAAGGAGAAATTACTATCGTTGATGAATTATATAAGGTATTACCAATTTGGATGGATAGAGGAGCACCAATTAGTGATACACATTCTAATAGGATTATAGGAAAAGGTATTAATTATTCTAAAACTACTGTTAAAAATGAACATGGTGAAGAATTACCTGCAATTAAAATTACAGGTAAAATTTATAAAAATTACGAATTAGATAATGTTATTTGGGATAAAATCAAAAGTAAAGAGTATAGAGGATTATCATTTGGTGGAGCAACTCGCTCTAATAGAACACCAATAAAGATGAAAGATGGCTCAATGGCATATGCTTTATCCAATCTGGAACATTATGAGGTTGCAGTATGTAAAGATCCAGCAGTTCCAATGGCTGTAATTACAGATTATAACCCTATTGCAAAGGCTACTTTTAATTCTGAATTAAGAGATGATGGTAAAATGGTCATTAGATGTACTAATATGGGATGTTTTGTAGAAAAATCTGATGTTGAACATGGAATGTATGGGAATGTAAATACAGATACACCTTTTGATGCAACTGAGGATTATGAAGAGGATAAGAGAGAGGGAGACAGGGAACAACAACAAACTGAAAAAGCAGACCTAAACGAGTCACAAACATTCCAACAAAAAGTAGATGCATTGATAAGAGAAGGTAAATCAGAAGAATCAGCAAAGAAAATTGTAGGTTCATTTGTACATAAAGATAAATTACCAACTGCTCCAAAAAACGATATAAGAAGATTATCAGGTGCATTTGATGAACATCATAATTTATCTGATGATGAAGTTGATAAATCAGGTTATCAAACTGAAGCAGGTAATGATAAATTAGGTGGTCAAGGTGCTACAGAAGATGACCCTAAGAAGAGAAAAGAGGAAGATGAAGAGAAAGAAGATGATGAATTAAAAAGAAGAGATCATTCTGACTCTGATGGAGATATGACATCTACCTATAATCAGAACGTGGGAAGAGAAGCATCATCTGGACGTAAGTTGAAAGCAGAAGGAGATTACTGTCCTAATTGTGGAAAACATAAAAAAAGGGAAATGGGTGACATGGTAACTATGGGTGGTGCATGTCCTAGTTGTGGTCATGGTTTTAAACCAAAAATTGGGAAAGCAGATACAACTGCAAACCAAGTTGGAGGTGTAAGAGAAAACAGTGCTGGAACATATATTCAAGGAGCTGGTGAAGCTAATCATATTAATGATGTTAGAAATATAGTAGATAAACCTGAAAGGAATGAAGAGAAAGGAGCACCAAATATTAAAATTGCAGCTTTAACAGACACCCTTAAAGTAATCAGTTATTCACTTGTAAAACACTCACAAACACAAGAGTTAAAAAAACTTAATAATATAATTAAACCTATGACATACTCAAATAGTAAATTCGCAATGACATACCCCAAAGTTGGTGAAAAAGTATGGGATTCAAAACAACAAAAATTAGTAGTAGAGAATAAAAAACCTAAAAAGGGTAACAGTGCTCTAAATGATAAAAATGCTTCAATACAAGCATTAAAGAAGATTAATGACGACCTTGGGGATGCTAGAGGTTGTACCGAGCACAAACACCAGTAATATAAGTGTTTACATAATCTTTATAAGGTCTTATATAATAGAATCTATAACAACATGACTATCGAAGAAATCGCAAAAACAAGCGACGACAAGGAAGAACAAGAAGACGAGGAAGATTCTAAAAAATCTTTTGATGAAACTTTGATTGAAACTCTTTCAACTTTGACAGAACACGTTAAAGCACAATCAGAATCACTAGTTGCACTCGATGAGAGACTTACAAAGGCTCTAGAAGAGAAACCAGAGACACAACTTGAAGTCAAACCAGCAGACTCAGATGATGAGGATATTGGTGCAGATGTTAAAGTCCCAGACACTTATCAATCCAATTCTGTGCAAGCAGGATTAGACGACGATAAGACAGATGATACAAAGAAAGATCCAGAAGAACTTGTTATGCAAGAGAAATCTGAGAAAACTAACTTTGATTATACCACTGAGACTCCAAGACCAACTACATCTTTAGAAACCGTAAACAAATCTGGACAAGAATTGAATATGGTTCTAAAAGATGCAAGAAGTGAAGGTTTCGACGGATTATCCGTTGTAGCACAAAAGATTTTGAAAGGTGATTACTACACTCCTACAAATGAGGAGGCATGGTTCTAATGGTTCAAATCAGAACTATTGACGAACTAGAGGCACTCTATTATGGACACAATAGAAACCTAATCAGAAAAGCTGATAGTCCAGTAACTACATCAACATCTGGCGTTTTCAACGCTATATTTGGTGCATATGCATGGGCTCAACTCAACTTAGAAGCAAATGCTTTTGGTATTTTACCAAAAGTTCCTTGGGACAAATCTGGTTGGAGGGCAATAACTGCCAAACCAACTTTGAATACAAACCAAGGTAATACTGCACTAGGTGGTACTGCTGAAGGTGGAAATATTGCTGAAACCGTAAAGCCTACTTTACAAGAGATCGACGTTAGACCAAAAACTGCTCAGTTGCCTTTCAGTGCATCTGAAGTTATGGAATGGCTCGCAACTCACAGTAAAGACGATATTTGGGGAGGCTTAGGCTCACTCAGATTATATATGGCAGTTCAGCATAAAGAATTCATGAATAGAATGTTGCTCGCAGATGTTGAATCAGAAGCAGCAGGGGCAAGTGCACACAACACAGGTACAACCAACTTTGAATCTCTCGACAGAATCATTTCAAGTGATGCTGAAGAAGATGCATTAGGTGGTACTTATGACGGTATGTACGATCCTTGGGCAGCAAATGCAACTATTGACAGAGATGGCAATAGTGGTACTTTTGACTGTACTGTGGAATCAGCATCAGGTACAATAGGAACAGACGGAGTTTTAACTGACGACACTCTAAGAACTTTCTTACGAAAGATTAGAATTGCAGCAGGTAAAGATCCAAATGTATTCCTAGGTTCCCACGAAGTTTACTCCGAAATACAAGGCTTATACATGCCTTCAGTCCGTATTCCAAACCCTTACGGTGAAGCATTAGTACAAGTCGATGTAAACGGTATCCAAACTTTCAAAGGAACTGGAGTCGGAATTCACGTAGATTCTATCTATGGTATCCCATTCATCCCATCCAAAGATGCCCCATCAGGTGGTGGCAACGAGGTAGGAAGACTATTTGCATTAGATACTTCTGATGCAGAAGGTTATGGTTACCCAAGAATTGGAATTCAAGTCGCAATCCCAACTGAGTACTATGAAGCAACACGTAGAACACCAGCTTATCCATTCGTGAACAACGCTTTCGTTGAGAAAGGTGTTTACAGAACAATGGGTGAAACTGTTTGTCGTCACTTCAAATCACAAGGTAAAATTAGAGATATTAAACTCTAGTCGAACCAAAAAACTTTTTTTTATTTTTTTTACTTCCCTTAACCTTTGGTTTCTAAAAAGTTAGCTAACTTAGCTTAATTAACTTAATTAACTTTTTCACGCCTTAGCTAACACTTTATTATAGATATATCATTATATTGATTAATATAGGTTAATTAACAGTTAATTAACACCATTACATTTATATAGAGATGAATAGCAGTTGTGGTAATGACATACAAAGTATATGCTATTGGTGGATTATCAATTATTGCATTAATTGTTGCATTGGCTTATAATCCAGTACCAGATACCGAAGAATTTGATTTTGAAAGTATTGTAAGTACTCAATTAGAGTTGAACAACAAGCAATTTGTAAAAAATACCATCACCCAATCAGGTGAATGGGACTCCTTAAAAACACAAGTGGCTGATGAATCGAAAGATATATCGGTTTTGAAAGTTTCGTTTGTTAAATTGGAGAACAGGATAAATCAACAAAGCCAAACTATAGTTTCATTGGACAACAGAATTAAATTACTAGAGACTGAACCAGTAACTAGTACAAGTTCTAATGATGATGAAATTTTGACATTCTACACCAGTGATGGTGAAGAATCAGAAGACAGATTTGATCAAGGTGATATTGTCTACTTTTTGGAATGATGATACTAACGATGAAATAAAAGATAGAAGAATCGAAGTCAGAGATAATACCGTACTTGCATGGGCTTGGAGTATTCCAACAACTCAAGTAGCAGGCGATTATTATATTGAAATCGATGTAGGCAGTGATAACCAGAAAATATTCTTCGATGTAAGGTAGTAATACCTCTTTTTTATACTAAACTTTATATATAATTAATTATCATTCATTACATGGCAATCACAATCGCACACAATGCCGACCATAAAAGTCTTACAGGAAAGACACTATCCATACAAGCTGAACTGACTTCCAAATTAAAGTCAACCATTGTTGATGTTACCTATGGTGCATCTGACAATTATGCTACTAATGGTAATACTGTCGATCTTTCTTTGGGTGGTAGAATTAGTACTGTTATAGGAGCAGAAATACTCCATTGTAACAAAGGACTACTTTTACAATATGCCCCAGCAGCAGCTGGAGCAGCAGCCACTGGTAAACTTAAGGCTTATGGTCACACACCAACAAGTGCTACAGCAACAGTTGTAGCCCTTGAGGAATTGGATGCTTCTGATACAGCAGTCAATAGTATGACTATTCGTATTAGAGTAATTGGTTTCTAACCATTTTTTTTCTTTTTTAATAATGTTTATATATGACTGGATACACAATTAAACATGGTAGAACTAAACCATAATGTTGCTAATATCAACTCTGACGGAGTAGTAAAAGGAGCACATGGTGTTATTGTTGGAGTCAAAGTAACAAAGTCAGGAACATCTGGTTCTAAAATAGAATTAAAAAATGGTATTGTTAGTGGTGCAGCAGTTGAATTTACCGTATATGGTGAAGCAGTTCAAGATCTAGGTAATATAAATAGACGTTTTGAAGCAGGTATTTATGCAGACATAACTGGCGATGCAGAATATTTAATAATATTTAAATAAGAACAAACATTTATATATTCATGGTAGTAACTTATTGCAGTGTAGCAGATGTCTCAGATTTTCTTCGTGTTCCTATCACTTCTACTACTACTCCAAACAAGGCTCAAGTCGAGAAAATTATAAACAGAAAAGAAGAGGAACTTGACAGACGTATAGGTCATACTTTTGGAAGAAATAAACAGATATCAAGAGAAGTTCATGATTTACCATTATTATACACTTATGGATGGGGTACACCATTATTCTTACAACATAGAAATTGTAGAGATTTAAGTGCAGCAGAAGGAGACAAAATAGAAGTTTGGGAAGGTTCAGGAAGTACATATACTGATATTATGGGTAATAGTCAATGGTATGATTTTGAACCAGTTTACGGCAAATTATTCCTTAGAGGTTACATATTTACAATTATCAGAAAACACAGGATAAGAGTTACTTATCGTTATGGTGATGCAACTGTTCCACTTGATATCGGAGATGCATGTATTAAACTTACAGCAATAGATCTCTTAAACTCTAGTTTTAGAATGGACATACTTCCAACAGGAGGAGATGGGGCTAGCTTTGAAGGCTCAAAGTCAGATTGGAGAGCAGATATAGAGAATTGTGTTGACAATCGTAGAGAATTATTCTTTATACCATAATGGTAAATATTCCTAAAGAACTTCAAGCAAAAGAATATAGAACTCTTACATTAGAAGATGCAACAATAGAAGAATTAATAATTGCTGGTATGCAAGATTTAGAAACTGATATACCATTACGCCTTTTACCACAACGTGGTATAGATAGAAAAAAATTAGCATTATATAGAACGGTATTAACAACTCTTGTAAAAAAAACAAATCAAGATTTTTATACTAGGTTTACTTTGGAAAAAGGTATCGATTTCATACCTGTATATCTTTCATTTGATGAAAGAACTCTCTCAGTGAGATTACATATACGTAGGGATTTTCTACAAGAGAAATTGAAAGCTGATATGGGATTTCCTTCATGGTTAAGAAGTAAAAAATCAATAGGGTCAAATATACCACATAGAGTAAGAAAATCAAGACAGGCAGAAAAATATCTTAGTGCAATGGATTCAGATCCAAACGGTAGGGGTACAGAGAAATTAAAACCTAAATGGTGGAATAAATGGTATAATGAATATCTTAAAGAATATGGAGATAAAAAATATAATCCTGCATCAGCAAGTAGAGTAAACAGAAGTACCAAAATACATGGTACTGGATTACCTATATCTCGTATAGGATATGGTTATCGTCAATCATTTAAAGTTAAAAAGGGTGAAATACATAAATTTAGTCAACAATTTACAAAACCTATACAATGGAATAGTTTAAAGAAAGCATTAGATCCTGAAACCTTTAATGATTTATTTGGAGATAATAATCAAAAAGCATATCTTAAAAAATATCAAGTAAACACAAAAATGTATAATAAATGTATATCAGAAGTTCTTACACAATATAATAAGGTTCTTATGCATATAGAAATGAACTCATTAACAGATGAAATGGTTAATAAATATGAAGGAACTTTCAAGCCAAGATTTCCAAATATTTCAAGGATTAGAAGATGGTATGTTAATAAAGGAATATATAATCAAGATAAAAAAGGAAATGGTAAACATCAATATACATTACAGAATTTTGCTAAACTTAAATCAAATACAGCAAGAGCAAATTTTATTGATAGAGCAACATTTGTTATTGCCAATTCTATATTTATGAAGTCTAATAATATATCTCCTACATTCTCTTCTGGTAAATTCAAGAAAACAGCAGGGGCAAGAACGTCTATAAATAGAGCTAGGGATTATAAAAAATTCTCTAAAACACGTAATAAATATCAAAGTAAACGCACACGTAAATATGAGGATTGGTCACTTGATAATAGGAAGATAGCAGCAAATCTTAAAAGAACCAATACACGTAAAGATAATCGCTCTAGAAGACAAACTTAATAACTATAGGTTATATATTAAAATATGGCTGGATCTATAATATACGACACTGCTACAGATTTAAAGAGTCT